CGAGTGTACAGCGGTATTCCACCGCTGTCCTTGATCCGAGCCTGTTAAAGCTGGATCAAACCGCTCGGGGTAGTGCCAGTTAGGCGCTACACCAAACTCAGGACGATAGGGCACGTGAGCGCTCGCGCGCCTCGTAATCCTACCGGACCTAATCGTGCCTTTCAAAAAAGCCAAAAGGAGACCACTCATGTTATAAATGATCCCATTCTGATCCTTTCCGTCGAATGGCTGGTCCTTGATCTTGAAACTCTTCAATCTAGGGACGAATCGTCTGTATATAACAGACTGAAAATCCGTATGGACTCGGAGTCTCTTGACCATTAACCAGGGCACTCGAACACCCGAATCATCTTGTTCCCAAGGAGGGACGAAGACCAACTTAACGGTCCGAACAAGATGTTGCACAGTCGACCTCAGGGGAATACCCTGGGCGGCCGACCATACGTTCAGGCGATTGATGGCGACGAACTTGTCTTGCATCGTACGAAGTGTTTTAATATACACCCCACGAATTGGCCGACCTCGAAAGAAGTCAGCCCCGCAAGACTCGCGAAACGGATCGTCTGGGTTAACAAACGACTTCGAAGCATTCACAGTGAATCCGAGAATGGAAAGCAACCGGGTTACATCCCGGACAATCTCCATACCAACATACATAGCCTTGCGGCGACGTATATAGTGGAAGTTTGTGGGGACAATAATATCGTCCCCAAACACCGACCACGTATCCACATGTGAAGAATCCCGAGGCCTCGCGTAGCAGAAGTCCCTATCTCTAGGGACGTGACCACGCGCTCGAAACGCTGCTTCTACAACACAGGAAAACAACATAGTTTGCAATGGAAAGGTATATCCGTTACCCATTGTAGAGACCATGTGCAGATCCACTTCATCACCGTTAGGCAATGACGCTATCGGACTTCGAAAGAATTTCAGCCACCCGAAAACATTAGGCGGTAGAACCTCTCTAAGCATCGATAGCGAGATAGAATCTGAAGCGGATTCTAGATCCAGAGTTGCCTCCGTACCTAGCTCGCTCCCAACTCTAGCTAGCTCCCTATTGACGTCAGGTTGGGTTGAGAGGTCGATTCCGAAGAATGACTTCAACCGGTCCCTAATCAAATTACCTATACCGAGTTGACCGTACATATTTAGTACGGGCTCGATACAGATGGTTCGGGAGGTGTTCCGATCTTTAGGTACAAACCTAAGGCGGTTCCCTATAACTATATCCGGTTCCCCTAAGTTAAGCATACGGATAATCTCCGCATTGCACCACTCAGGATGGCCAAGAATATAATTCCGGTATGACCGGTAAACGCCCAAGTGGACACAGCTTAGCCGACTAGAGAAAACTTTTGTATAAAAGTCCTCGTTATCGGATCCCACGGCAGCCCCTGGTCCCGTGTCACCACGAGCCCAGACATCGTCTCCCGACGATATCAAAGGATTGCCTTCCGGGTAAAAGAAGTCGTGCACCAAGTTTTTAAATTCGGTGTAGAGAACCTCATCATGGCTGGAGGTCAACTCAAGACTCCAATTCTTAGATCGTTGATTTACGACTAAGAACTTTTTGAGCGCCACCTCGTCCGTAGCACCGACGTCTATATCGTCCTTCATTTTCTTGAAGGATGACGTCGCGAGGCTCAGGCAAGCGGCTTGCACAGGAGTTATGTCAGGCCATCGTTCCACGTGACCACCCCGTTTTAGTAGGGTAATCACATCGTGTGGGAGATGGTCGGAAAGGTCGTCCAATAAAGCATCAAAAAGAGCAAGTGAGCTATCGCTCATATAATGACTCCAATGATCGAAACCAATGAACCTCTAACAATTTACGTCTATGTTAGAGAGAGGACGATCCACAAACGCCATACAAGAAGAATAACCTGAAAGGTTACCCGACCCCCGAGCGAAGGGTTAAGTACGCGTCGCTGCACCGACGGCAACCAAGAACCTTGCCGATCATCTAGAAGATGATCGGGGGTATCAAGGCGTCGCCGAAACAACAGTGTCGCCGAAACCGGCCGAAGCTTGGGTTAGGGCACCAATGTGAGAGCTCATCATCCCTCGGAGGTTTGCTGCATCCAGCAAGTCCGATCCCGCCGGCGCCTCAACAGTCGTTGTGACTATTGCGACAACCGGAGGAAGGTCTGCATGACAAATGACACCCTTGCGTGTCACTAATTTGTATGCGTTCATTGGAATCTGGATGCTCCGCCCAGACCCAGTGATGTACTGAAGCACGCGAACGAGCTTCGGCCACCAAAAGGTGAGCGTAAACGGCTTGGAAGCCGTATTCACATCCACACCGGTCTGCGTTCCGCCTAATGCGGTGACGCTATACTGACGACCGTTGAGATCAGGCGCACTACCCGCGACGATCGTGTAGGTTGGGGACGTTAGTCCCGTCTGCGCGGCCCCCGTCACCGGGGTTGTCAGGGAAACTGACATATGATGACTCCGATAAGGACAAGATGAAGTCCGACAGGGAACCTAGTTAGGGTTCATAATCTATCGGTGGTTTGGAACAAGGCTTAGAAGAGCCGAATTTCACGGCGTTTTCGAACAAGCGCTGCAAGGTTGAGCCACTTTAACCCAAACCCCGGCATCTCGAAAGCGAGAGACGGGACAGGAGGACTACTAATTGCAACACGAGTGAACTCCTTCACCTCAGTGTAGTAATCGCCAGGGATGAAATACACGGTAGACGTCTGGTACGGCGGTGAAGCCGGTACGCACCTCTGATCATAACAATCAAAGATACGCTTCCTAATGAGGGTCTCACGACCCCACGCAAGAAGCAACGTCTGATTAGACCATGCAGCAATCACCTCTCCTACGTTGGAGAAGTAATCTACGGCAAACGACCAAGGAAAGACTTCCCACAAAGTGGGAAGAAAACTACGGGGCGCAAGTCCCATAGCTGAGGCATCGATAAGCTTCTTAGAGGAAGCAGTCGATGACACTCCACCTGACAAAACACAGATAGCCACACGACGGGTCCTATTTCTGTACAACAGTCGATTAACGCCGCTTATAAAATTAGACTGCACGTCGCCCAGACCCCATTGTTTCGTTTGTTCAACCTTTACAGGCAGAACTTCACGATATAGGGCGTCTGAACGACGGTCTAAATACTTACGGGCATCATCGAGGTCGCCTAACAGAGGTAACCAGCCGAAGGAGTGTTCAAGCCAGATGTCTTGGAGTACCCTCTCCCGAACGTTACGTTTTAACTGACGCATACGACCTGCTCTTCTTTCGAGCACGTTTAAGTAGCCCCAAGTTAATTTACGTAAGCCGGACAGAGGGTGCCGAATCATATGCAATGTTTGGCGGAGCTCTCCGAGGAACGTTCCCCCCTGAAATAGGGTATAACGCTTTTCGACCTCTTTAGCAAACATTGTCCGAGCGATGTTTTGGTTGCTCGTATCGTTGGAGTCTGCAGTAGCCAGGCCCCAGCTCAGCGTATTAGGAAAACACTGAACGTTGTAACGAGCAGAATCGGGATAGCCTTGACCAACCACTAAAGCAAACACGCCACCGCAGGGCCCGCGACCTTTAAAAGTCCGAGTTGTGCCTGAGGCAGACGTCGTCGCGTTGCGAGAATTCCTCACTTGGTCTTTCCAGTACCGATTTTGAACACCTGTGAAGGTGTCCGAGGCGGTAGCGGTAGAGGACCCACCGAGGGCAAGATTCCCCTTCGCATCAACGGCGGCTTGACCGGAAGGGTAGTTAACCACTCCGAATTCAAGTTCATAAGCGTGTTGCGTCACAGTTGTAGTCATGGAGTAAAACCCCGAAAAGTTATCCAAAACAGTAACAGATGAGATCTCAAGAGCCAAGCCGGCCCGCCGTACGCGCGATAACGCGCAGGCGAGAGACAGGAGTCTCGAGAGCCCTCGAAAGAGCGCTTTTGTAACTGTCCGACCC